AAAGTCCAACGAGCACTCAATTTACGAGTTTTCGCTTCGACTGTTTGTTTTAAGATCTGAATTGACAAACGCTTACCTGCTGTACCTTCTAAGGTTGCTGTAGCATCTGCTTTATCAGTAGTAGCATTACCTGAATATCCAAGTGCTAACTTGAATGGTGATAGTGCTTCTTCGCCTGCTGTAGCGTCATCGAACGTGTCCGAATAACGTACTCTTAATGTGTGGATTTGACCCACTGGTCCTGTCATTGGCTGTACACCGACGATTTCATTCGCGATGACAGTTGGCATAACCCTTCTTATTACCGGTAGGATAACTCTGTTTAGCGTAGCAACGTTACCTGCTGAAGTAGCCCCTGCTGTTGCTGTCTCTGCCAAATACCTTTTAGTATTTTCCAAAGTAGCATTCATCACAGACTTCTTGTTGCCTTGTAGGCCTTCAAGTAATGCGCTCTTAGTTTCCTGCCAGCGACTTTCTAATAGTTCTGACATTTATTTTCTCCTTATTTTAATCCTGCAAGTCTTCTAATGTCTACAACATTATCAGTTGCAGAATTACTTGCGCCACTAACGTTAGTTTCTTCTTTATTGCCTGTTACTTCAGTTGCCTCGGTGAGCGTTGCCTTCTTCTTCGCTGGAGTATTACCGTCGATTACAGAAGGTAGATACTTGTCAAACTGCTTTTGAATATTTTCAGTTTGTACAGACTCCAGTAAGTCCATCATAATTTCTTTCTGGTCTTTGCTCAATGGAGCAGTTAGTTCAGAAATTATATTTTTTCTTTTTGCAGAATCATGTGCTGATTTAATTTCAGCGTCTTTTGACTCAACTAATTTCGCTTTTTCTTCAGCGACTTTCTTTGCTTCTGCAAGTTGTTTGTCTTTCAACTCAACTACTTTTAACAATTTAGATGTTTCAGACTTCTCATTTAAGTAAGAATGCTGATACTCATCTGCAAATGTTTCAAATAGTTTACGTCCAAAGTCATTTTTACGTGCCGCATCAATATCTTCTTTAAGAGAAGTGATCTCTTTAGAAAGTGTTTTTGCAACAGTATTTTCTACAACTTTAGCACCCTTCTTGATGAAGGATTCTTTAACAGTTTCAAAATGTTTTTTCGCTTCACGAATTAGTCGAACTTTTGTTTCTGCAAGGTCTTTTTTGTCCTCATGGAACTCTGCGATTTCTTTAGCCAAAGCCTCTACAACAAATTCCTCAAGTTTGCCAAATTTACCTGACATTTCTTTTTGGTCTTCGTGTAACTCGGAAACTTCTTTGCCTAATTGTGCAACAACAAAGTTCTTAAGTAGATCTGCGTTTTCACGCATTGCTACATGGTACTTTGCTCTTGCTTCGGCAAGTTTGGAACGGTCGTCTGCAAATTCCTTAATCTCTTCACTTAATTTGTCATCAAGCATTTTTTCCACGGCTTCAACCATTACTGATTTGTCGTGCTCATACTTTTGTGCAAACTCTTCGCGAAGTTCTGCTGTTACTTGCATACGGTTTTCATTAACCTTACTATTCCACGCTTCCTCGATGTCGGCTTTGATTTCTTCTGAAATTGCGTTATTCTCAAAGAGTGATTTCAGTGCTTCCAACATCTTGTTCTCCTTATTTCAACCCTTGTATAATGTTTACAAGTGATTCTTTCAAATATTTTTGTGCCTTTGTGTCGCCTCGAACTTCGCGAGCCACGTTAAATGCCTGCATTCCGCCTCGGGTGTTTAACAAATGCTCGTAAATTGGTGTTGGATAGGCACCTGGAGCAGATGGTTGTGCAACAATGTCCACTGTGATAATCTCGAAATCACTCACATTGTTATCTTCATTTACATTTCCACTACCACGTGATGAGACACCAAGTTTAACTCCGCTTTCCAGCATTGTTTTAACAAGTTGTCCCATCGGTGTTGGTAATATCTTCATTTTTCCATAACCGTTAGGTCCATCCATCCACATTTCTTTCATCATGTGTGACACACGGTCAAGGTTTATGTTGAGTCCTTCTGGGTGATCCACTTCTCCAAGAACTGAATAACCGCCAGTTATTTGATCGTTAAGAGTGTTGACAGCCCTACTGATTTCACTTACAGGATACACACGCTGGTTCGCATTGCGTACACCCCCTTGGATACAAATACCTTTTAAATGAAGGTCTTTGCCGTCTTCAGTAGATTCCAGAACGATCCCCGCCTGGTCGAATGTCAAGTTCTCTCGTAAGTTAATCACTTAATAATCCTCAACAATTAAGAGCCGATAACTGAATCAGTATCTGCTCCGCTTTCACCTTTTTCAGGTGCTTTAGCGTTTGACATTGACTTGGATGCTTTACCGCCAGGTACGTTCACGTTACCGTGATCTTCTACTTTAGGAGCAGATGCTTTACCACCTTTTTCCTCTGCAGAACCTTTTGCGATATTAGCAGTTGTGCCGCCCATATCATTTTTGCCAGCAACTGGAGATTTTGCTTTGTTATCTTCGCCTTTTGGAGAAGCAACTTTTTCAACATACTCTCTCATTTGCTCTGCTTGTGACTTAGTACCTTCAAATGCTGGTACTTCATCTACGCTAAGTTCGGAAGTTGGCTCAAATGCCTCGTCTTCCTTCTCTTCATCACCCATGTCATCCATTGGTGCTTCTGAGTCTTCTTCACCTTCTTCATCACCTTTGTCGCCCATCATTTTTTCAAATTCGGCTTTAAGGTCATCAAGTGCATCTTCTAAATCAACAACACGATCTTCGATTTCTTCATCGCCTTCTGGCTTGTCTTCGCCATCATCTTCGATGTCAGCCATCATATCGTCTGTAGCGTCACCGCCCATGTCGTCGTCTGCTTCTGGTGTTAATTCGGTTGGAATTTGTTCAGCAACTTCTTCGTCATCTGATGCTTCGTCAACTTCTTCGTCTTTAGACTCGTCAGTTTTTTCATCTTCGTCAGTTGCTTCGTTAGTTTCTTCGTCATCGTTGTCAGATGCTTCGTTAGTCTCTTCATCATCTGATTTTGATGCTTCGTCTACTTCTTCGTCTTTGTCAGACTCTTTAACATCTAAGTCTTCCATGTCATCTTCAAGTAGATTTTCATAAATTTGTCTTGATTTTTCAACTACGATCTCGTGGAACAGTTCTTCTGCACCTTTGCGATCTTCGTTAACTAATTTTTCGAGCATTTCCTCGAATTTGTTACGATCTGCCATTTTTGGTACCTCCTATAAGTTTGTATATGGTAAGGCTGTCAATAATATTTACATATAATTGAAAATATACGTGGAAAACAGGCTCAAAACGCAGGATTTTGAAACCCGAATGTGATTAGTTGAAGGTTTTTTTGAAGTCTTCAACTGTAATATGTGATAGGTTAGAGTATTTTTGTAAACTTCTCGGTACGAAAATATCTCCTTCTTCTACTACTCTTATATATCTTTTTTTGCTATTTCTTTGTAATATAATGCCAACTTGTCTTTCCCAGTTGCCGAAATATGTAGCAGGGTCTGTAGGTCTTTTGTAGTTTAAAGTGCCTGCATATAGGTTGTTAACCCTATCTGTTCCGTCGCCAGCGCCTGTAGTACCCTTAAAATCAAACCCTAATATGTAAATTATCTCGTGTCCGTGTTCTGTTGCTAAATCTAATGCTGTAGGACCGCTACTCCAACCCTTAGAAGGATTTAAAATATTCAAACATTCTATATCTTTAAAGGTTTTGTTGTGATTTGTATACACCTTGTGGTGCTTTTGCCAACCTGATTTAGCAATTTCAAAGATCATCTTAGCATCAACTGCTATAAGATAGTCGGGCTCAAACTCTCTATACACTGCATTACAGGCATATACAGGTCCTATGTTCTTTAAAGGGGGTAATTCAATTGATTTTCTGCTGGTTCCGTTACCAACAACAAACGCCGTAGACATTTGTTACTCCGTTACACTTCTGGTTGAGCGGCAATACCGTACATTTGTCTTACAAAATGTAGTTCTTTTTTCTGTTCTTCGTTGTGAAACTCTGATGCTCTACGTGCTTTATTAATTTGACGGAGTGTTAATCTTGTTTTGCGAGTATCATCTCTTTTTACAATTGACTCGTCATCCATTGCGTCGTAGGATTTATCCTCGACTGGTTCTAAAGTTTCTTTGTCAAAATAAAATAATTCTCTTAGTATCATGTTACTATTTATTCCTATTGTGTCGGAGGAGTCTCTTCGCCGCCGCCGCCAAGTGGTGCGCCAGTTGTAGTATCTGGTGCTGGTCCTGTTCCGCCGTCTGTTGGTGCTGGTTCTGCTTCTGGATCGATATCTTCTGCTCCGCCCATATCAGCACTTAATCCTGCTCCACTAATACCAACACCACGCATTTCGCCTGCGGCATCTGTTGGTAATGGAGTTAGATTTTCATCATTCTCTTCACGCCATAGTCTTTCGTTTTCTGCAATCTCTTCGTCTGTAAGTCCTAAGAAACGTTTCATTGCATATCTGTTTGATAAGAAAGGTATTGCTTGTACTTGTGTAAATGTAGGAATTCTAACATTGTCAAGTTCAGACTGTCTGTAACTTGCAAAGTTCATTGGTTCTTGTAGTCTTAAGTCAAACATACTAATGTCAATGTTTATACCTTTTTCTATTAGATAACGTTTGAACTCTTGATTAAATTCTTCTGTTACAAGACTTTGTAAACGTTCGCAATACTTGTTAAAACGCAGTTCTTGAATATATGCTGTACCTACTCTACCATCATTGTATTGACTTTGTCCTTCGTCTTGTGCCGCTGTTGGCAAATAAGAACTTGGAATACGTAAACCTCTAATAAGTTTGTTAGTAAAGTATTTTAAATCGTCAATTTCACCAAGGTTAGTACCGCCTGGTAATGTTTCAACTTTAGATCCTCTACCTTCTGCTGTTTGTGGGAAGAAGTAATCTTCGTTTGTTGATAATGGATTGTATGCACTATCAATAACACTTGTTGAACCACCTGTGCTTGACGGAATACGTCTTTGATGTATTTCTGTTTTAACACGTTCAACAAATTGCATTGCCAAGTGTGATGGCATATTACCTACGTCAATATAGAACACACGTCTTTCTGGTGCTCTTTGTGTACGGTAAATGATAATTGCATCTTCTAATAATTCTTTTTGTTTGTAAACTTT